TTTGGTTTTGCGTGGTGCTGGTTTTGGCTTAACCGTTTCTGCAGGAGCTTCAACAGCTCGGCCAATCCGTAAAAGCGCAGTGGCTGCGCTGCTGTCCAAGTCATAGACCTTGCCCTCTTCGAGGTGCTGTTGCTGTGCGCAACAGGTCCGAACAATCAAAACGCGCATAAGAAAAAAGGGGCCAGTTGCCTGGCCCCGCCTCATCATCAGGTGGTCACGTCGAGGATGGCAGCGAAGCTCTCGGCGTGGCGCACGGCAACGTCATAAGAGACGATCGCACGAACGCTGGTCAGAGCCTTGCTGAAGTCATCGCTATCTTCGCCAACAACGATTTCGATGCCGTTGCCGTAGAAGCCAACCATGGCCTGGCTGAAGTCACCCATCAGCACAGCAGAGCAGACGCCCGAGCTGGTGCCTTTGGTCAGGTTGCTAGGAACCTGGTTGGTGACATACAGCGGATAACCGTTAACGGTGGCAGGGGTGCCGCCGCGGCCGATTGCGTCCAGCTGATCGTTCACCAGGTAGGCGCCGTCGGTGGTGGTAGATCCACCAGCACGAAGCTTCTTCAGCTCAGCCAGCACCTTGGCGTTGGTGACGTAAGCGATAGCGTCACGGTTCACCGCGCCGTTATCGATCAGCACTTGCTCTTCAAGGTCAACCAGTGAGTTGACGGTGATGGCGCCACCGTTGGTGCCCAAAGCCACGCTGCCGATGCCGGAGGTGTTCAGGATGCCGGTGGGCTGGCCGGCGGAGCCGGAGCCGTTGAGAATGCCAAGGTCAATGCCAAGGTTGATGCCGTCGGTGAGGTCACGACGCACCAGGTCTTCAATGCCAGGAGTGGCCTGAAGCAGGGTTTGCCTGCTGAACTTGGACAGAGCAGCAAGGTTCTTTGGGCTGAGCGATACCTGGTCGAAGGTGCTCTCAGACTGAGTGATAGCGGTGGTTTCGGTGCTCAGGTAATAGGTGGAAGCAACACCGGAGCGACGGGGAATCGCCACATCACCGACCAGGCCGGTCATGGTGCGAACGCCGAGGTTCAGCATCACGGAGTTATTCCGCAGTGCCTCGATGAACTCATCTGCCATCAGGTCGGTGGCAACCAGGTTGCCGCCGGTGGTGGCGCCGGAGGTCACATAAGTGGCGCGCTTAGCCAGAGCAGAGAAGGGCACGAAGAAACCGCGCTTGCCAGACTGGCTAAAGCCAGACTGCTGCTGCACTTCTTGGCTCATCTCGCGCACGAGACCAGCTTCGCGTGAAGTCCAGTCGCCGCTCAGAGCAGCACGAATGCCAGCCGAAATGCTGTAGGAAGCAGCGTCGCGCTGATCCATCTCGACAGGCTTGACGGCTTCAACAGGCTTGGCGCCAAGTTGATCCAATACAGCGGAACGAGCTTCGTCCAAGGAACGACCAGACTCAACAAGCTGGCGGCCCATGTCGTCAAAACCGTGCTTGGCGCACAGTGCAGTGATACCAGCAATGCGGGAGCGCTCAGCCTCAGCGGCTTCGGCCCGCACCACTGCCAGATCAGGGGTGGTGTTTTCCATTTCCAAAATGGGATCGGGTGTAGGTGCTGCCGAGGCAGCGGGTTCGGTTTTAGGCTCTTCTAAAGATCGCCCGATTCCAACGCTTGCGTCAGCAGGCACAGAAACCACGCTCACTTCATAAGGAGACCAGGCCGTGGCGACAAAATCGCCATTGCCTCGCTCTTCCATTTTGTCAATGGAATAGCCGAAAGAGACGTTTCTAAGAACGCCATCTTTCACATCACCCAAGACCTCTTGGGCGAATGGATTGCGGCTAAACCGCACACGCGCATAGCCACGACGTTTGTCGCCGTCGATATATGCACGTTCGACAACTCCAATCACGCGATCAGGGTTGTGGTTGAACAACAGCGGAGCACTGTCATTCAAACGGCTGAGGTCAGCCGCTTCAGATTCATGGCTCAAAATTTCGTTGCCAAAATATCTGGCGACCGGATACTCAGAGCTGAATGGGAACTCATAAGTGCGATCCTCAACCTCATCAAAGGTTGTCAACTCGGCGCGCTGATACTTGCCGGTTAGGTCGCGAGTTTCAGGCTCAAGCGCGTCTAACTCAAGTTCCTTGGTGTGTTCTTCTTCCATACTTGTAGCGGCAATTTGCCTAAGTCTATCCTTCATCATCGCTCAATTCTTCCTCAACCTCTTCCAACGGAGGCTCGGGCAATGGCGCAGCCTGCTCCGACCGTGGGTCAGTGTCCAGCGAAATGCCAAGTTCATCAGCAAGCTCTAGCTCTGCCTGACGCTCAGCCATCAACTCGTTGATGTCGCCGCCTTGCTCAGCGATGACTTGCGCTTGAGTCTTGAAGCCGCATCGAACTGCCTCTTTGTATGCCGCGACTTCTTTTTGCGGATCAACCCAGCCCCAAGCGCGGGGGCACCATTTTACGCGGCGGTAGCGTTCCGGCTGCGTTTCATACGCTGGCAAATTCAGCTTGCCGCTCATGACAGCCATCTCAAGCCAAGCATCAAAAACCGGCTGATGGAAATTTTCCATCAAATAGCGCTGGATTGCTTTCCAGTTTTCGCGATCCTCCAGCAAGCTCAGACGACTGCTGCTGTAGTTGCTTTGGCTGTAGTCACGGCTGACCGTTTCGTATGACGTGCCAATGCCGGCTGCTGTAGCGCGAAGCATTGCCCTTGTGAACGGCTCAAACTGGCCATCAGGCGCATCAAGCTGTGGAACAGTTACCGACTCACCAGGCTGCAGATACTTGAAGACGCCCGGCTGAAAATTGCTGACCCGCTCATTGTTCAAAACCTCATCGCCATAAAGCTCGCCCTCAGGGCTCGTGATGAAACCCATCAAGCTGCTGGCAGCACGCGCACGCACCACTTCGGCTTCTTCGTATCCCGTCAAATGGTGCAACCGCTTGATTGCGCTAGCGAACCAAGTGACGCCACGGGTCTGGCCCGGCCGCTCGCTGATAAACAGATGTAGCACCTCATCAGCAGGCAGCATCAAATGCCGCTTGCCAGGTGCGCCTGTGAACGGTGCATCGCCTGGGTGCTTGGCAAGGAATGCGTATTGCACAGGGCGGCCAAACGCATCAACCTCAACGCCCATGCGCCACTCATTGCCTGCTGCGCTGCTCTTGCCGGTGTAGGTCTCATCAAGCTGATCGGCCTCGATGATTTGCAGCGCAAACGGAATCTTGCTGCCGCCAAATGGTCGCTTGATCAACCTGATGAAAACTTCGCCTGACTCGCACATGGCACCAACCACCATGCGCTCGATGTCGGCAAAACACAGCTTGCCAGCCACGTCGCAATAGCTCTTATATCCCCAATACTTCCAAGCACGCTCAACCTGATCGTTGATAGCTTCGTCAAGCTTGCCGCCGCGCTGCATCATCACCTGCGACTGCAGCTTGATGCCCGTGCCAATCACGTTGTTGACGACTGCTCGCTTGGCCTGTTTCGCATAGTCCGAATCACGCACCAACTGCCGCGCACGGTTGCGCAGTCGGCTCAAGCTGCCGTTGATCTCCGCATCGGCGCTGGTGCCGCCTGCAATCCAATCATTCAGCAGCCGGCCCGTTGTTGCGCCGTCATACATCCGACGACCACGGCGGCGAATTGGCTCAAAACCCAATGCCCTAAATAAGCGAGTGCGGAGGCCCATCAGAATCGGACGAATAGGTTGTGAGGGTTGCCTAGGCCATTTGCAATCAGAGCAGCTGCCTTCTCACGGTTCACCTCAGCCTTTAGTTTACTTTCTAAAGCCATCAAATCTGATAACTCGTATTTCTGCAAATTGCGGCCAGCGATGCTGTAACTCTTAACAGCACCATTGTTTGTAATTGCACGGATTGCATCCTTCACCGCCAACAAATCAATCTCGGCCTGTGTGCGGCCATCCAATGCACCAGGCGTGCCGGTGTAATCAAGCGCCGCGAGCACAGTCAGCTGGCCAGCGCCAAGCGTTACCTTCTCGCTGCCATAAGTTGCAATCGCCTGCCAGTACCAATCGCCAGCGGCAAAATCCGCGCTAGTGCTTGCAGCAATCGTAAATTCCCATCCCGTCCCATAAGCACTGCCCACCACCGTCGCGCCTTCGCTTGCCGTATTGGTCCGCAGGTAATAAGTCAGCGTCCAATTGCCACTATCAATCGCATTGCCCAAGCTGTCTTGGCTGGCAACATCACGCCACTTAATCGTGTCGCCCGCCCTAATTGTTGCTGGAATGTTCACGGCTACCAGTTGCTAACGAAACTACCTGCCGTATTGGCCGCGGCTTTCCTCGATCTTAGCGGTGCTTTTTCCGGTTCCTCAAGCCGACGCAGCAACTGATCCCAAATGCTTCGGCGGTCACGCCGTTGATACATGAAATTTAAAGCCGCATAGGCGTAGACCAACGTGTCCAGCGACTCATTTCGGGCATTTGCTTTCTTCGTCCATTCCCTGACTGGAAAGCCATGGCGCGTATGCTTCAAAACCTGCTTCTCAGCTGTAAGTTGTTTGAAATAATCTTCATCAGCCTCCATCGGAAAATGCAAATATCCCTCGCCCGGCTCGTTATGTTTTAGCCTTGCAAATAACGTAGTCTTCGCAGTGTCAGTGCCGATGCTATAAACCGTCGCGCCACGTTTCATCGTCTTGCCGCGGGCATTGATATCCACCCTGCTGCCTTTACCAATCACCGGCTTGTTGCGCTGACTAGCACCCTTGATCGCAATCACACCTTGCCTGGCCCGTTCACGCGCAAACTGGTAAACCTCCGCCGTGAAGTGACCGCCTGAGTCAATAGCCACTACATCAGGTGTGATCCATTTGCCGCTGGCGTGTTCCCACTTGCGCAGCACTGCTTCGTCAACCTGCTTCCAAAGATCTGCGCGACTTGGGTCGCCAAAGATCTCTTGGTGAAATATCAGCCAGCCTTCTTCACCAGCGCCCCACGCCCACACACTAATCGCAAGCCTATTATCTTGCACGTCAATGCCAGCCGTAAGCGCCACGCTCCCTTCTGGCATGACTCCATATTTATAAGACTCGCAACGCTCGCGCAGTCCATCAGCACTCACCTTGCTCGCGTAATCCTCTTCCCATGTCTCCGCTGCCCTGGTGTTCAACCACGTCTTCAATGCCGGCGCATCAGCCTTAGCCCTTAAAAACTCCTCAACCATGTCCGCCCAGCTAAACCAACCCAGCGGGCTATAAAGCCCAGATAACTGGAACCCAGCAGTGCGGCCATCGCCCGGTGCCGTAGCGCGCCACTCGCCACGCCGCAGCATTGCAGGTTTGTGCAGCTCCTCAAACCGCTCGCGGCAGTGCTCGCACTCATATCGCGCGCTCTGCGGATCGCCATCATCCCATTTCATCTGCGCCCACTTCAACCACTGCATCTCGCCGCACTTCGGGCACGGCACAAAAAACCGCCGCTGATCACTTCGCAAATACTCCGCTTCGATCCGGCTGTGATCCTTGATTGTCGGCGTGCTAGTTAGCAGTATCTTGCGCCTGGCGAATGTGGTGGCCCGTTTCTCCGCCAAGCTAACTGGGTCGCCCTCGCCATCAACATCAGCCGGGAACGCATCAATCTCATCCGCAAAGATGTAACGGCAAGGTGCTGATCTAAGACCCGTCGCAGAATTGGCGCCAGTCAGCAGCATCATGCCGCCCGGAAATTCTTTGCTGAACATCGTGTTGCCACTGTCCCGACTGCGGGCCGGTGCAATCTTTTGCGATAAACACGGCGTTTCGCTAATCATCGACTCAAGCCGCTGCTTAGACAGACGCTTGGCCATCTCCACCGTTGGTTGCACGCACAGCATCGGCCCTGGTGCATGGTCGATCACATAGCCCAGCCAGTTGCTGCCCGCTTCTGTCTTGCCCGTCTGCGCTGCAAACATCATCACCACACGCTGCACCGTTGACCCAGTGCTCAGGCAATCCATTGGCTCTTGCAAATATGGCGTTCGACTTGTGCGCCACGGGCCAGGCTCCGCACTTGCTTTGCTGCTCAGCAACCGATAACCATCAGCCCACTCACTCACCGTCAGCTGCGCCTCAGGCCGCAGCCCGTCCATAAATCCATCACGCCATGCGCTCATGAGTCGGCAAGCTCCAGCAGCGCTGCACGGTGCTCATCGCTCAACAGCTTATGGATCACCACCGGGTCGACCTCACCCGCAAGCTGGTGGCTCAACCGATCCGCCAAGTTCGACAAGCTTTCACGCACCGCGCGCCCAATGTTGAACGCTTCTTTCTTCACCTCATCAACCGGCACCAGACCGCCGCGCTGCTGCGTCACCTGCAGCTTCGCTAACTCCGCTTGGTAATGCTCACGCCGTGCTCGGCTTTCATTCAGCTCAGGGATCGCATCATCTGGCAGCTTGTTAATCGCTGCCTCAAGCTCGCCAGCGTCACGCGGTAACGGCTCGATCAGATCAGCCTCGCGCACTTTGCTGTTATGCGTCTTCGCTGTGTTTTTATCCCAAAGCTCGATCGCCAAATCACGGTCAAGCCAACGCCGGCCATCCTTCTCAACAATTGCATCGCTAATCCGACCACGCCGAACGGCATGGCTTACTGCCGCACTGCTGCAACCTTTTATTGTCGCCAATTCTTTGAAAGTAATCAGCAAGTCGGAATTAACTTGAGTTAACAAGACTCTAGTTAACTAGTTAACCGCCTGGCACCCCCTGCGTCCAGCCCCTTCGGCGGGGCATCCTGTTAACAACGACTCTGTCTCT